TCCTCACAAGTAAGGGTAGTTTCAAATTTAACTTTATGTAAAACATATCCCTCACTTGTAAGTAAAGCCAAAACTAAAATAACAACTTTCAATTAACTAACTAAAAAGGAGCTTGTTGTTGTTTAGGTTTTTGACTATTCTGTTTTGGTCTAGGTTCATTCTTATAACCAGAAAGTATTGTTCCCTGATCGTTTAACCAACCAATTAAACCTTTGTGTCCTCCTGCATCAGGATAGTTCATTTCGCCAGTAAACTTATCATCACCTTTAAATAAAACTCCGACCTGTGCATAGACTTTGACAAACTTTGTGTTGCCATCTTTTGATTGAGCTTTAACACCTAGTATTGTTCCTTTGTTGCCATTATCTAAATTAACATTTCCTGAAAAATCAATTTTGATGGCTTTTTCATTGTTGGCATCATAAGGAAATAGAACCCAATCCTTTTGCTTACCACTACCATTGTTTTGCATTTTGTCCTCCATTGGTTTGTATGCTTTTTTGTTGTGATTCAAAAATCTTTTCTATTGAATCATTTTCTTTTTTCCAATTAGTATAAAGAGCAGTTAGTTTTGTTTCTGTTGTCTGCTTCTTTATTTGTTCATTAATTGAAACTTGTTTGCTATTACCTTGATTGTTCAAAGCATTAACTAATTCTTCAGCACTAGCAAATTCAGATCCTGATAATCCAAAGGTAGCTAAACATCTACCTAACGCACTTGTTGATGCGTTTTCTAATGCACTTGTTTTATTAATATAAGATGAATTTCTAAACTCCTCTGCATGACCTACACTATAAATTGTATCGCCAATATATAATTCTACTTTAACAATTACCCTGTCATTATCATGGTGTAATATTTCTTCATTAAATCTTGCCTCTGGAAATCTTTGTAATAAATGTTTATGTCTTTCTACAACAATCGCATATTGTTTTCCTCTTATAGAAACTGTTGGTATATTACCTATTTCTTTTAAACATTCTTTTCTTCTGTCTTTAAAAGAACCTTTACTTTTTTCTTCTGGCACTTTTTCTGCTTTTTTCATTGTCTTTCCTCTCATCATTTAGTTGTTTATTTAAAAAGTCTATTAATTGTTGTCGCTTATCTATTTCTTTTTGTAATTCTGTTTTTTCATCATCTCTTTGTAATAATAATTGTGTGCTTTTTTTTATATCTTGTTTAAGATTTCTGTTTTCTGTTTGCAGTTTTGCAAGTTGCATCATTACTTGATCTGTCATTTCTTACCTTTCATTACTTGTTCTAATGTTAAATTATGAACTATCATATCTTGCATAGCTTGACCTACTAAACCACCAAATATCATCTTCATATTAGGTTTTAATTTTTTTCTTTCGGCAGCAGTAAGTTTACAATAGTCAAAAAACCATTGATCTATATTTTTATTTAATTGACTTGGTGATAAATGGTCGGCAGTAAACATTCCACCTTCCTCTTTCTTTGTCCATTCTTTTCCTATTTTTTTAAGCATTGAAACCATACAATATAAAATATACAAAAATTGTCAAAATACTATACAAAATAATTTCAATTTGTGGGTGCATTGTCTTTGTCAAAGTTTATTGTTGCATTAAAAGAAAAAGATATTCTCTCATCATCTTTTTTGGTACTGTTAAATGGGTACACAACATGGGATAAATTGTTCGGAAACAAGATCCACTGCCTAACCTCTGGCATAACCCTATAATTAACATCGGCAAACATATTTTCAGAACCCTCTATAAATTCTGTTTGACCTGAAAAGTCATTATGTTGTTTTGCATTTTCTGTTGGAATCATTGAGTCTGGTATTTGTAAATATCCAACACAACTTAAGTTTGGATTACCATAAACATATTCTGAATGTCGATGACAGGGATTGTAATCGCCAGGTTTAGATACAACATACCAAGCACTATTAATTAAGATACTTTTAATTTTATGTTTTATATGTGCATTTGTATATGAAGCTATAATTGGATCAAAAAAAGCTCTTTTCCATTTAAGCATAACCTCTGGTGTAATTAAATATTCTTCTGCTACATGACCGACTAATCTTTCTCCCCAATCATGGTCTTTTTGTTTTTTTTTGTCATTTCTTATCTTTTTTAAATCCTCTTTAAAATCTTTTAATAATTCTAAAGGTAGTTCAGCTCTTGCCATTGATGAGCCAAAAGGTTTAAAAATTTTAAAATTTATCTTGTCTTTCATTGTCCTCCAAAGGTGTTAGTTCATTGACTTCAATTTTATAAGCAGCAGGTCTATGGTCATAACCAAAATTAGATAGTTTTTCAGGTGGTAAATCACCATTAAAAATAAATGAGCCTACAATATTAAAATTAAAATCCTTATCATCATTTTTAATTATTAGAATATACTTACCTTTTTTTTCACCAGGTCTAATCAATAAAAAATTATATGGTTTTTTATCTTGTGTTCTTATCTCTATATTGTCTTGAAAGTCAGAATCCTCATATCTCTGCAAATTATCGGTATAAGACGCATTATGGTAGGAGTTAGTCCATTTTGCCCAAGAAACCTCTCCTAATGCCCCCAGAAAGCCATCATAGAGCTGATTTTTGAGGTTCTTATCATATCCATAACTAAAACCTTTATTCATTCTTAAATTACCAATAAATCTCTTTTGAGCTATTGTATAAGCTAGTTCTACATCATTCGGATCTAGGTTTACTTTTACCATTTATACCTTTCATTAATTGATTAAATACTGTTGTTGTTGGGTTAAGGTCATAATCTTTTAAACTACAACCACAAACTAATATAAAAATTATTAAATATTTCATTTTTTACCCCATTGATCTGCCATAGCTTCTGCAATACCTGTCCAAAATTTTGATCTATCTTTTGAACCTCTTGCAACATATCTATTTTTATTTTTATTAGTATTTTTGTATCTACTTGTGCCACTTTCTATAAATGTTTTAACTTCTGATTTATCAATAATATTTGTTGGTTTTAATTTTGGTAAACCCTTAAGCCATAATCTTGTTTTTTTTGTATATGGATGACCAAATTCGTATGGTTGAATTTCCTGTGTGTGTTTAGGTAATTTAAAAATTTTAGAAGAAACAGGATTTTCAATAGCCATTTTGCAATCCATATTATAAAAACACATAAAAAATTTTTTAGCTTCTATTCCTTTTTTATATCTTTCTATATTTAATTTGCCTTTCTTTGGATATAGACGACAGGCAGCTGCATTTGATAAATATGTGCATGGTGGGTGAGCAATTATTAAGTCCCATTTATATTTTTCTAAATTTAAATGTTTTAAAACATCGTCTTGAATATGGTTTCCAGCTTTTTCAGTTGGTAAAACATCACAACTCCAAGCATCATGTCCTTTAGCTGCAAAAGCATCTCTAACAATACCTGAATATTCACAAGCGACTAATACTTTCATATCCAATCTATTGTAGGTTTACCATTATAATTAACATCATAAATAAACCAACCAAAAGCCATAAGACCACCTGCCAATTTTTGCGTTGATTCTTTTTTAAATGGTACTCTCCTTGTAAAAATTAAAACTTTTTCTAATTTATTTTTATTAAATATAAGTTCTCTCCTTTTGACACCCTCTAAATAAGATATTTTAGAAAGCATAACAACTTTATGTTTTGCTAATTCAAATGCTTTTAATGTAAATTCTGTTGCTAAATTAAATGGAGGATTTGTAACAATGTTGTCAACTTTTTTATTTGATTGTAAAAAGTCTATTCCAACTTCTCCATAACCTCTGTCAATTAAATCTGAACTATAAACATCATAACCTTGTTCAATCATTACTTTAGACATAGCACCATTACCACAAGCACACTCCCAAATATTACCTTCAAATTTTTGTCTATCTAATAATGATTGAGTTGCTTCTGGTGGTGTTGGATAAAAGTCATCTTTTTCTCTGTCACCTCTTTCATTATGTCCGACATAAGCTAACGCACTACTTTTTTTCATTTTTACCAAAACTTTTTATTATAAAAATCTTCATTATGTCCAGGAATAAATTTATTACCTTTTTTAAGATTTTCTTTAGTTAATATTATTCTTAAATTTTTAATGTTATGTAATCCACAAACATATTTATTTTTTAATGGGATAATATGGTCAACTGAATATTTATTTTTGCCATATTTTTCATTTAAAATATCTCTTTTTTTATAAAGTTCTAAAATTTCTTTACATTCAACACCTTTAGGAACAGTGTGTAATAATTTTAATGCTCTTTGTTTGGCAGTTTTTACTGCGTAATAATGTTTATTGTTTTGGTAATGCTTTCTACCTCTTTCAAGTTTTCTTTCTAATACATCAAACATTTTATTTTTAATGTAATATTCTGGCGACATTCTATAACAAATTTCTTTCTTAAATTTTCTATATCTTTCTCTACTTCCTTTCAAAACTTTATCTCTGTTATCTTTTTTCCACTTTATTTTATTAATTACAACACACCTATGACATTGATTTTTTAATTTTTGAGTATCGTTTCTGTAATCATATAAAAAAATAGATTTTATTTTTTTACAAGTAATACAAATTTTAGTTTTTTGTAATATTGGAAAATTTGGATTTATTTTAATGTAATCTTTTAATATCATTAAATTTGTTTTTTATCTTTCCTTAAATCATCTAATTGTTTTATTCTTTTTTCGTATTGCTCTACTGTTTCGCCAGAAAAATATTTGAACCAGCACTCTGCGCAAAAATCTTTACCTCTTTCAACTACATCTGCTTTCATTTGGCATTTACAACAAGTTCTCACATCACCATATATGTTCATTAATTAGTAGCAAAATAAAATATCAATAGAGCTATCTCTACTGCAATAATTGTTTCAAGCATAATTGTACCTTTCATTAATTTTTTTTAACCAATTACAATAAAATGTAATTCTTTTGTTATAAGACTCATCCTGTAAAACTTCATTGTACCAATCCCATGCACACAATTTTTCTTGTAAATACAAATATTGATATTTTTTTAGTTTTTTATGATTTCCAAGCATAATTGACCCTTTCCTTTAAAGTTTTTATATCTATTATAATAGACTCCATTCTTGGCTTCAGACCCTTCAAGAATATATGTCAGCATCAACCTTTTAAGATTATGCAAATCATTTTTTGTAAGTTTGTGTTTATTTTTCATTAAAATATAATTATTCCTATTGCTAGACCCACCAAGAACCAAACTATTTCGGATCTATAGTATAGACTCCAAACTTTATATTTTGAGATTAATTTATTCATTTCCTATCCTTTAACCTTTTTATTAATTTATATACCTCTTGCAAGTCAAATATTGAGCAAGAACCTATATATTCTATAGTTTCCTCTCTCATTTCCTTCTGTTCTTGATAGACTTTCTGCTTATTCTTATCTATCACCTCAAAATGTTCTTCTTTAAGTTCAGCCATTATTCCCCCTT